GGGTGTTGGGGTATCGTGTCCACCCCGCTGCTAAACGGGTCAACGATGCTTATCCAACCCTCGCTGGCATTGGCGAGACACTCGTCAGACACCAATTCATCAGCCTGGGTTATCCACCGCTTCTGATTTAAGTCCTGCTGGTTGGCCGCTTCCTTCGCCCCCTGGCCTTGGGCCGTGGCCGTCTCGGTGCGGGCTATCACCCTGGCCCTCTCGGGGCTAAACGCTATGTCCTTACGGAGATTAGCTTGTAGGGTCTGCAAGCTCTCCCCGTTTTCGATGGTGCGGGCCACCAGAGTATTGACGCGGTTCTGGACGGCGTTGACCAAGTTCAAGTCCCCGTCTATCCGCAGCAACCGCGCCCCTCGACGTTCCGCGTAGGTGGCCGCTAGTTGGTCCGCCGTCGCTGCCATCTGGGGGAATTCGTTCACCATGGCTATGCGGATTGCGGCCTGTAATTCCTCGGTGACTTCCGCCCCGTACTTGACCCACCAATCCCAGTTGTAGCCCTGGACATCGGTTAGCTCTATTTTGGTACGCAATTGCGAGGATACACTCAGGACAATAGGCGAGGTTTGTTTCCCGAGGTTCTCCTCCAGGAACGCCACCAGCCCCTCCCGCTCGGCCTCCAGCCGCCGCGTCCAGGCCAAGAGCATGGCCCGTTCTGCGATTTCGATGGGGGTTAGTTGTTTAGTAATTCCGCCTATCGGTTCACGCCCTAAGAGGCCCCGCGCTTCGTCCTGAGTTAAAATCCCCGAGTCGTATCCCTTAGTTGCCTCCTCAAGGTCTAGCTCACGGTGATTAGGCGTCGGGTCGGCGAACTCGAAGTGTAAGCCACGCTCTCGGTATAAGGGCAGCAGTTTGTGATTGAGTGATTCGCGTATTCGCGCCAACCTGGGTTGTATCGTCCAACGTGCGAATATGTACTCCGATGCTTGCGCGTTGGCCCGGCTCGGAGCTTCCATCACTCCCAGCATGGGCAGGGGGACGCCGTAGGCCGCTAGTACTTGGTCCCGCACCCTATCGCGGAGTTGGACGTATTGCATATCACGCTGGGTGTACTTCCGCTCCTGGAATGTGGCCTTTTCCAAAAACCCTATACGGCCCGCGTTGCTCGTACCTTGGTGGAATTCCTGCCACCGTTGTACCATTCGGTCAAAGTCTGGCTTGCTCATGCTACGCTCAGCCTGGATTATCCCACCTGGCGTGGCATCGTTGCGGAAAAAGGCGCGGTTGAAGTTGGCCGCTTCCACCTCAGAGCCGAGGTCTAGTAGCAGGGATTGGATCGGCCCCATGCCACGATAGGGGTCTAAAGGATTGGGGTGCCGCGTCAATATCACGTCCTCGCGGTCAATGGGTATCTTCTCGCTGCCGATGGTATAAACGTAACCGGTCAGGAATTCGTCGTGGCTCTTTATGGGTTGCATACGGTCGGGCCGGATGGCCCATATTTCCGCGGGCTTCCCACTCGCGCCCCGGATGATTACCCACCACATTTCCCCTGTTAGCTCAAAGTGCTGCTGAGATGTTTCCAAGAAATTTTGGCGAGTCTCAAATGGGTTGGCGGAATTCCAGAGGGTCAAGGCGTCATGTTGGACCACTTCGTTGCTCGTGCCAGGGCCCCGGTACAGGTGCCACTCGACAGACGCCACAGCCTCGGAAATCTTACTTACCGCTGCGAATACGGAACTAACCGTGGAATATGTGGTCATCTGAGCGGTCTGACTACCACCAGATAACCCACCAATGCCTGAGCTATTAACTCCGCCTGGGACCACCTGGGGCATACGTTCTTGGTTGTGGGCCTTGGTGAGTACAGCGTCAGCGATTCGTTGGAGCATCGTCATAAGCTAAAACCTCTTGACCACGATTATCACGCCCGTCGCATGAACTGAGCCACCACCACGACGCCTGCGCCTAATACCGCCAGCCCCGCCGGTATCGACAACCAAAAAATGGCCGCCACGATGAACGCCAAGCCCAGGGCCTCTACGGTCTGGGCCTGGCGTCTAGGGGTTAAAGAACCGTAACGCTGGGGCACCAACCAAGGGAGAGTAAGCCATCGCGAGAGCGTCCGCATCGTCTGGACTCCTATGGGAGCGTTTCTTGTAGTCCGCCTTGGTTTCCAGGGCCAACCGGCGGTCACCTTGTATCTTATACCGCCGCGATGATAGCTGGGCGATTAAAGCGGGGTTGTCATCGATGTCAATCATCCCATTTTTGAAAGCCTTGCCGAGTTCCAGCCAAGCTTCCCCGATGGCGTTGATATACCTATCATTGGCGTCGGCTTTCTCACCGCCGTTGAACCCCGACACCGAGGCATTACCGCCCCTGATGTCCTGTTCGTTCAACCGGTCTACCACCCCCGCCCCGATACCAGTCTCGTCCACGATAATGTCAACCGATAGGTCGGGGCGGCACTTGTCGCAATCCGCCTGGGGCCGTACCAAGGGCTCTACTAGCTCGGCTCGGTGCTGCTTGCAAGTGCCCACCGCTTCAGCCAAGAGGACTAGCTGCCCCGCTATCTGTTGGGTATCGTGCCCCTGGACATCCCAGAGCTTCCGGCACCGGTGGCCCTGCCGCCGGTAGACCACCGTCCGGTCGGTCCCGAAGCGGGCCACATCGCAGGATAGCAACACCGTGTCGGTGGGGTCTGGCGGGAGCTTCCGAGTGACTGCCGCCATAATAGCAGACCGCGCCACGATGGTGTCCTCTAGGTTGTCGGGGAATTCGCCCAAGACCGACGCCACGTATAGCGCGGAGTCCTCCCCCCAGTCCAGCCGGTGGTCCTCGATATCTCTTAGGTTCACCATGCCAGGGATGATTTCGGTGCCGACCTGGACATTGGGAGTATCGAATGCGGATATACGGATGGTAGCCCACCGTTCACTGTTGGCGTTGAAGGCGTCGTAAAACTCGCCCGCTGAACAGAAGGGGTTGCCGGTCATTAAGATGCACTCGGGGTTCAACCGCTTAATCGCTTCGATTTGCTCTTGAGGCATGTTGTGGGCCTCGGTCACGATGACGTATAGGTGGGGGGAGTGAAACCCCTGGATGTTATATGCATCGTCGGTAGCGAATCCGATTGCGTAATGGTTGTCCGATAGCTTCCACCTGGACGTGTCCTGGAGGAATGTGCCGCCTAAAGGGACTCTGGATTGGCTGTAGGCCAGCCGCGCCTCTTTGAACACGATGTCCGACACCTGGCGGGTGGTGGGGCCGAGCACCACCACGATGGCTGGGTAGTGCGTCCCGAGCCACCACAAGACCGACCGGCCAGCGTTCCAGTCCTTTCCCGTGTTGTGATGGAATATCCCTTCCGCCAAGTAATTATGACTCCCAGGCACAGTCAAATCGTAATAGATATCATGCCGTAAATAATCAATCGCTGTGATGGTGGTATAATGGGGCCAACGTTTAAGGATAGAGATTGGACAATATGACAAATCCTCAGAAAGGCCCAAGGTTGGCAACCCAGCAGAAGGATGCTGAATATCGTGATTTCTTTGTAGCCCACGCTCACTGTTCCCAGAAGGAACTGGGCGAGCTATTGGGTTGGACTCGTAAGACGATAGAGCGTTTTTATGAGAGGAACCCTGACATCCCGCGCAACCATCGCCGAGGCGGTGTGGGTGAGCGGAACGGCAGTTGGAAGGGCGGGCGCGTCGTCGATAAGGATGGTTATATCTTGATACGTTTGCCGGAGCATCCTCATGCGGATAATCATGGTTACATGCGGGAACACCGGCTCGTAATGGAGAAGATGGTTGGCCGGTACTTAGAAGCACAAGAAGTGGTCCACCACCGAAACAGCGACAAGGGGGACAATCGGCCCGAGAACTTGGAACTCTTAGAGGATAATAGCCAGAATATCCGCTATGCGTGGCAAGGCCAACGTCATTCCTTGGAGACGCGGCAGAAAATGAGCCAGGCGGCACAAGCACTCTGGAACCAACGGCTAGACGGTCAACCTGCTGCCACCCCCCGCCCGTCAAGACTCGATGCTCCCCGGTAGCCACAAAGGAATGTCCATCACGAGTTTTGATGCGGTATAGGTCTGCATGGCCTTTGATGAATGGGACACCCGCCATGGCCCTTACAACGCCCTGTGGCGTGTAAGACCACACCGGCATCGGTTGACGTATATCGCTCACCTTGATGGCTTCACCGGTGTCAGCATTGTCAATCCGAGTCTCGCCCCCAATACAGCCATTGGCACCGAGTACAGCCACGCGGGGCTGAGTCGCTATGGCGCGGTTGATTTCCCGCTGCTTATCATAATAATGTTCCACCCCGAGTATCTTTTCGTAGTAGTAATCGGGGTTCAGCAGAGCATGGCGGGGCATGTCAGTACGCTTAGTTATCATTCTCTCGTCAACCCCAATTCTAACAACGCGGCCCGCTGCGCCGCCACCAAGGTAGAGGGCACGAGTTCGGGGTTGGTGCCGAACACCAGGAACCGAGCTATCAAGACACGCTCCTCGGCGGTCGTCACCTTTAGGCACCGGTCGATGATTTGGTCCCTCAGTTGGACTCGTGTAGTAGCGTATGCCATAGCTGATACCCCAAGAATCGCGTTGTGAGTCGATTTAAGGCAGTTTGATTGCTCAGGTGTGGTTGTGGTGGCTGGGATGCGAATCACCCCAGTGGTGGCGTTGGTGGTGCTGCCGTCGGTGTGTTTTGCCATTGGTCCGGGTCTGGGAATTAATTAAGGTGCTAGATACCGTTGGCTTCATTCCCTGGATTTCCTCGGGTGTTGGCATCTTCCCCAATATCTCTGTGCCTCTGGCCATTAAAGGGCGTCTTCCGTGGCCTGCTAGTAGCCTTACGAGCGCTCCCAACCATGAAGGCAGTTTCTTCGACAAAGTTCTTGAAGGTTTTTTTCTCACCGCAACGCTGGCAGACACCAGGGCTTTCGGGTCCGTCGGCGGCTTGAATCACCCAGTAGTGAGCATCTGTTTCAGTGGTCATTTTGCCTCCTCCTCCTGCCGTCTTTGCTCTACCCACAGATAGAACACGAGGTCCAAAGCTTCTTCGATAGCCTGCGTTAATGGTTCTCCCTTGAACGTTGGACGCGTTTCCCCCTCGTGGTATTTGGCTATCCCCCGGTGGTGCCGGTCGCTCATTTCTCTCCGGAACCATTCTTGGAACTGGAACCGGTCTGTGGCGTCCATGCTCCGCCAGTTTTCTGTGGTCATTCAGTACCCTCCAATCCTACTAGAAAGCGGCTGACACACAGCGGCACGATGCCGTTTCCCAACGCCTTGAGACGGCCAACACGGTCTTTTACCCCTTGGGCCACCCTTGGCAATCCCCGCTCCTCTTGCCACCATGTCCCGTTCTGTTGGGCGTGGAACCAGTCCAGGTATTCCTCTCTGGATAGCGGCTCCAGAGAAGTCCAGCCAACCGGGAGTCCCATGAGCCATGACACCCAGTCAGGGTTGAGGGAACCGCCGCTCATGGCGACGGCGTCCTCCTCCCCGAATGTCTCGACCAACTTCTCCTTGGCCCAACTCCCGCCCC